GCAAGTTACTTGAGCGCCTTTGCCCCAATCTTGTGATCCTTTGTAGATGATGACGTTGTCGTCAGCGTCACGACAGATGTGCAGCCATGTCCATCCATAAATGCCTTCCATTTCGACAACGTGCTTGACTGTGACTGCGAAAGACTGACGCTCGCCCACTGTACCAACAAATTCAAGTTTACCATCTCTGGTGGCCCACTCAGCTTTCTGAGCGGCACGTTTGTCCAACACCTTAACCATAGCGTTACGCATGTTGGGTGTGGGTTGGCCGTATGTGTTGATACCTTTTTTAACGGCTGGGAAAAAACCTTCGTCTTCTGGGCTATAGTCAACCAAGAAATCGATGATTTCTTCTGCGCGATCATCAGTAGCAATCCAGTTTTTGCGCTTGGTGTTGGCAGCGTTAGCTATTTTGCGAGCTTCAATTGAAGGGTAGTAGTTATGCTCATATTCGTGTGTTGGGTTATATGCCATGTTAATTTCCTCTCTCTATACCTATTATATAATGACAGTTGTCACAGATTACAATGGGCAGGACAAAAAAAGAATGGGCTTACGCCCACTCCCTTTGAATCTTCAATCCTTTGACCAGCATTTCTTCGGCATCTTTTTTATTGCCGTGCTTGAGCCTTTCAAGCGCCCATGCGACCCAAGATGCTGCGTGGGGCGACAGCAGCTCAGACTTTGGCTCTGGCTCTGGGTGAGGCTCTGGAGCTATCCCAGCAGACTTGGGTGCAAAGTTGTGAAGATTCAACCAATCCAGAAGATCCTGTTTCGATGTTGGCACTTCGACCTCGCGCCAGTCTCTTGGTGAATTGCGGCGAGCGTCTGCCTGTGTGCCAAACCATTGGCCTTTACTGTTTTGATATAGTCTCATTTCAATTTCCTCTCTCTATTTATTTTCTTTAATAAATTTTTTTGCTTCTTCAACAGTTTTAAATTCGTAAATCCATCCGTTTAATGAAACTTCGTAGTTTCCTCCAACTTCGCGCTCATCGTAAATTTCGTATCCGTAGTATGTCATTTTAATTTCCTCTCTCTATATTATATATATGGTGACAAGTGTCATAGATTACAAGGGGGGCAATGCATTTTTTTTACGATTATTTTATTTATTTATATTGCACCCTGCCATGATCTTCTTCTGTGTTCTATGTTGATACCTCTCTCCTTCAAGGCGTCCACATAATCATCCAACTCTTCTCTTGCGGCAAACAATTCCTGTTCTATCCTTGGTCTGGCATCATCGCGCTTACTCTCATCTGCTAGATTATCAACTTGTTGTTTTAACCATTTTAACTGTGAAGATTGAAACACACTTAACTGTTCGTCACCCATCAACTTCCTCCTTTTTCATTTCTTGCCACCTTACATGCTCTGCCATTTCAGCAACTAAATGTTTAAAATGATCAGGATCGATCTTTGCAATTCTTTGACCATTTTCATAAATATGCAGTCCATCATCTCTTACTGTCCAGTGATATTTCCAATTCATTTTTTTCTCCCCCAGTTATCTTTTGCTTCCATTATTTGTTTCGATGCATCTGTCGCACCTTTGGCCACAATAACTTTGTAACCTTCATCTTCCAAATATCGAATGATCTCTTTTTGATCGGGGGAAAGTCGCCCACCAGATTGACGCTTCATTTCTACCCAGACATCCCAGCTAGGAATAAACAAGTCAGGAATGCCAGCCACAACGCCTTCAGCTTTAAATTTTTTACCAGCGCCCACCGACCTCTTGCCCCCATTTGGAATGGCAAAGATCAAAACTTTTGGAAATCTTGTTCGAAACCAATTTACAAAACCAACCTGTTCATCATGCTCAGAAGGGTATATCTTCGAGACTGAAATCAACGTGGATGACGTTTTCCTTCTTCTCACGTTTCTCATAATCGAACCTCACAATTCTTTCGTATTTGCCATCAGGCTTTACTTGAATGCGACTAGGCTTGTTCCAGCTTTGACATTCATCCATTGCTTCGCTTGTGGTTTTTGCTTTTGCACCAAGCTGTGGTTTGCGCTGCATGTATTTAGTCGTGGCATAGCCACCATGATCAGGACACAGCCACTCAGATGTCTCTTTGAAAAAGCCATAGTGATACGTCACTCTTACGCTGTCAGGCTTCCCAGCCTTCTGCCAGCGCCTGTACGTCACGCTTTCTACGTCAAACCATTCAGGCTTTACCTGTGTCGAAATCATTGCGCCATCGTAACTCTTACTGGCATGATTTAGTGTGGGCGGTGGAAACTCATGCCCACATTCAGGACAGATCAAACAAGCAATAGCCAAATGCATCTGACACTTAGGACAAGTCTTGATCGGCGCCTCACCATCACCATCGCCCCGGTCATCGCGTTCTGGTTTTACTTTATCAATAAATCCATGCCGCTCGACATTTTGTCCGTAATCTAAAACCAGACAATTTTCCTTGCCTTCAAATGTTCGAGTGCCACGCCCAATGATCTGAACATATAAACCTGTCGATGCTGTCGCTCGAACCAAACCAATCAAATCAACATTCGGAGCATCGAACCCAGTGGTTAAAACATTCACGTTTACCAAACATCGAAGACTACCGTTCTTAAATCTTTCGATCTTCGATGCGCGATCTTTCTGACTGTCTTCACCAGTCAAAACTTCGCAGTCGATCATGTGATCAAAAAACTCAGATTCCAACATGTTCGCATGGTCAATGCCACTGGCAAAGATCAACCAGCTTTTACGGTTAGCTCCAAGCGTAACAATTTCTTCAACTGTTTTACGAACCAGTTCAGGATCAGATGCAGCAATAGCCAAATCGCTTTCGACAAACTCACCACCTCGCTTCTTCACATTGGTCAGGTCGATCTGTTTCATGCCGCCTTTACTGATAACTGGAGCTAGATAACCTTGATCCATAAGCATGGTAACAGGAATATCGTAAGCAATACCATCAAAGATGGCGCCCTCGCCTTTGTGCAAATATCCTGAACTCAAGCGATATGGCGTGGCCGTCAGTCCAACAATCTTTACGTCTGGATTGCACTGCTTTAAGTCATCGATAAATCGACCATAGCGTGTGGTCGTTTTGGGTGGCAGCATATGCGCCTCATCGATAATTACCAAGTCTGGAGCTGGAACCATCTCATATGCACGTTTGTATATACTCTGGATGCCGCCAAAGGTAATTGGCTTAGTCAGATCCTTCTCTTTCAAAGACGCGCTGTAGAAGCCAAAATCAGCCTCTGGATACAACTTCTTCAAACCTGACGCCCCTTGCTCCAGCAGCTCCTTAACGTGCGCCAAAACCAGCACTCTGGTATTTGGAAAGCTCATGGCGTCTTGCACCATCTTGGCAATGATCGCTGTCTTGCCAGATCCAGTCGGCGCAACGATCAGTGGGTTTTCCCCTTTCTTCTGCGCCCAGTAATTGTACAGCCCATCAATGGCATCTTTTTGATAATCACGAAGCTCGAAAGTCATTACGCATTCCCATCTTTCATTCTTCCTTCAAATAACTCGCGGCTGTTTTCACAATTTCTAAAAACCTCGCCAGTATCTTGATCTTCATATTCCACCCAATCTTCCCCAGCATCTGTAACTTTTAAATCCTTTGGCATCATTTGTGGAATAAACAGATGATTATCGCAACAATCGCTTTTTTCATTTAGCACACAACTCCAAGTACCATTTTCTTCTGGCGTTGAATGACAACATGTTCGACAATTTACTTCTGGTATTTTGCAACCATGACAGATCGCCCAATACGGACAAAACTTGCAACGCCAATCGCTGGCGTCTTCTGAGATGCGACTAGGTGGTGTGCTGGCAAAGACAATTTTGTTCGCCTTATCCAGCAAACCTTGTGCCTCTTTTTTATTTAGCTTGATCCGCTCGCCATACATTTCATCTGTGTTTTTATTCACAGCAAAAAAGTAACATCGATCAATCCCGGATAAGATCATACCAACTTGACACTGCGCCCAATAGACAGGCTTCGACTTTTCGACACCCATGTTTTTGGTAGCCTTAAAATTTTTGTCGTTCATCGTTTTAAACTCAAGCGTATGTGGCTTGCTGCTTTCCTTAAAACCTTCTCCAACGCCATCCAGCGACAAGGCAAAGTGACCACCGCAAGCCTCGAACCTGACTTGCTTGCCAGTCTCTGGATCTCTCTCCCAGACTGTCACGCCTACCGCTCGAAGGTTTGATACAATTCTGCTCTCTTCACGATCACCAGTTTCAAACAATCGCAACACACGCCCATCAAAATTAGGCGTCCATGCGTGTCTGAACTGATACCACAATGCACGACTACACTCATTGCCAATCTGACTACCGCCAAGATGAGGTCGATGTTCATTCTTTCTTTTGGCTTGATAGTGTTTGTAAATGTCCTGAATAGTTTCAGGCGTGACAAATGCTTCAAGTTCCATCAAGAAATTACTCCAATCAAAGCTAGGATAATTACGACACCAGTGTGAATGACGATGTATTCAAGCATCATCTTTCGCCAATTTGTAATCAAACTTTTGAAAAACTTGATCCAAAATTTCCATGATTTCATCTGATGGTTTTTCATAAACAATCTTCGATTTATCTTTGTGATCGAAGTAATGCTTTAAGCTAATTTTATGTTGTTTCATTTCACTCTCCTTCTGTTCATAAAATGGGGCGACACGCGCCCCATCACAAAACAGAAATTAGCGTTTCCAAGGTGGCGTTGCCGCTCCGTTGGCCACTGCTGGCTCTGCTGTCGCGCTTACAGTTTCCGCTACAGGCTTAGTTCCACCTGATGCAGAATCGTAGCCTTTTACATCGTTAGATGCCTCATAGCCGTTCTCTGCTGGTCTGACAGATACTTTTACCATTAGTGGTTTGTCACTCAGCTCATCGCTGTTCTTCGGGTTTGGAACCTCGACTGATCGACAGATTGATGCCAGAGCGCGTTGAGCAATCTCAACAGCAGTCTGGTTTTTATTGTTCAGGTTCAAGCGATCAAAAACTTTACGACCAGTAAACGGTCCTTCGATCACTTCAATGGTAAGCTGCAAGTATGAGCCATCCATTGCCTTGGTCTGACGTTCTTCAGTGTCAGTTATCACGCACTTGTACCAATCTGCTGGTAGCGGATCGAAAGAGTTTACAGGTTCGTGGTTCATTGCGTTAAAGCCATTAAGATCCATTTTTATTGTCCTTCTGCTAAATACTGGTGGAATGGATTGCCGCCATCAAATGTGAATGGCAGCGGTTCAGTGATGTTGAAACGATTTTTAGTAACGCTGGACGCCTGTGGAAAGCACAGGATTTCACGTTCGCCAGTTGAGATGGCGCGTTTCTTTTCGCCATCGCCTCTTGTGAATGTCTTCAGCCGAATCAGTCCGACCAGATCGACATTATCAGTGTAATGCGGAATTGCCTTCTTATGCATCCGCACAGTGTATCGGGCAAATGGGTCCATGTCTGGTAGATCCAAAGTCTCCGTATCGGCATGACCAATAAACACAACATTCATATTGTTGTCATAAGCCAAAGCTCCAGCCCATTCCCGGATCTGGCGATGTTTCTCAGCGGCTGTACTGTACCCAGCTCCGTAGCCACCCCCAGCTTGATTGATAGACTTTGCCTTGGGATCTGCCCCAACAATCTCGCTCTCGACCATTGTGGCCAACTGCGTAATGCTGTCGATCACCAAAGTTTTGAACTCATGTTTATCTGTTGCCAGCGCCTCAATTGCGCTGAGAACATCTTCACTTGATGTTGCAATAGGAAAGAGACTTACATTGTCATTTCCTTGCAAACTTGCTGTGCCATCTTCAGTTCGAATAAACACAGGATTTGGAAACATAGCAGCAAGGGTAGTTTTACCCATGCCGCCTTCACCAAACAGAGTAGCGATTATTGGTCGCTGTCCTGTCGGCTTCGATAGTGATTTTAAATTTATGGCCATTTATAGCACCTCTACTTTCACGCCAATTTTTCCTTGTTTTGATTCAAAAGCCTTTGCGATCTTGCGCCACATAACAGGCTCTTTTTCTGCCAGATAACGACAGCCAGTAGCGTCAGCAGAAATGCTTTGCTTAACTGGATGCATATGCTCTGGAATTTTGTCTTTTACTTTATCCCATTGGACAGCATCAACCTTGCGTGAAACAGGCTGTGTCAGCGTAATTTTGTGCTGCTCTAATTTGTGAGATATTGCGCCTTCATCTTTGACATCTAGTGCCTCTGAAATCTGGCTTTCAATCGCATGGCGCTTTGCGATCAAATCTTTTTCTTGCGCCTTGATAGCCAACCATTCGGCAGCTAAACCGTCTACATTGCTCATGGCAATTCCTTTCATTTTTTCTTTCTCTACAAAAATCGGTTTACAGAATTTATTTTACCCTGTAAAGATCTTTTTACAAAATATGCAAATTTGTATCAAAAAGGAGAAGAAATTGACAAACTTAATGCCAATCGATGACATACGAAATGCCTTACAAGATAGGCGTTTAACAGTCGTTGCAGAGAAATGTGGGCTGTCTCATCCGACAGTCAAAGCAATTGCCACAGGCAACGAACAAATCAGTCTAAACACATGGAAAAAACTCAGCGACTACCTGAGTGATTCGCAATGAAGATAGAAGAATATTGTTCAATACTTGGCTGGTATCTAGTCACAATCCCAGCAGGATCTAAAGGCCCGACAAAATTTGGTTGGCAGCAGCCAGAGAAGGCGTTGTCAGATCCACAAATTGCGCGTGACTATTATGAGAAAAATCCAACACATAATGTTGGGTTGTT